ATATCTGTGAAGCCTATAACATTTTTGCGAAGGATCGCAAGAAGGCTATCCAGCTGTGTCTGAATCGTTTTGATACTGATACCAAGACTTCGTTCATGGATCTGTATACCAAGATTGATGCTGAGGTAAATCCTCCTGCTCCAGTTGCAACGCCGGAAGTCGTTGCAACTTTCCCGGAAGCTGAAAAGTCGGTTGAACAGATGATCAAGGCCGCAGACGAAATTCCGTTCTGAACTCTTGACAAATAACTTCAACATTGATATAATGTTGAATAATGGAGCGACGTTCTTGGTTGCTCGTCGCTCCATTCCCTCTAAATGCAACCTTTTGTTATGGAGTAAATATATGGCTAAGATTTCTGCTAAGACTCGTATGCTTCAGGTTCTGAAGAGCGGCGGTGAGTATAACAGCTTCTCGGTTGCTCAGGGTCGCAATCGATTTGGTGTGAAGAACGTTTCAGCTCGTATCGCTGAGCTTCGCGCTGACGGTCATCCGATCTACACAAACATGAAGCGCCGTGGCGATGGCAGCAAGGTTCGCGTTTATCGTCTTGGCACTCAGACCAAGGCAATGAAGGCTGCTGCTCGCAAGGCGAAGACTCGTCGTTCTGCCTGATTCAATAGTTCATATTGAGTCCATGAAGGGGAAGAGAATCTCTTCCCCTTCTTTATATCTACGAACTAAATAGGAGTATGGTTTAGTAATTATTTCTTGATTGGAGTATAACATGGAAATTTCTATCTCAGTTGACGACCTAAGAAAAAGAAAGTTGTTTATTGCCACACCAATGTACGGTGGTATGGCAAATGGACTTTACATGAAGTCCTGCCTAGATCTACAGGCAATTCTAAATCAGTATGGCGTTGAAGCCAAGTTTTCATTTCTATTCAATGAATCTCTAATTACTCGCGCAAGAAATTACTTGACCGACGAGTTTTTGCGTAACGAAGGTTTTACGCATCTTCTATTTTTGGATTCAGATATCCATTTCAATCCGCAGGATGTTGTCACTCTTCTTGCCCTTGACAAGGATATCATTGGCGGACCATATCCCAAGAAGTCAATCAATTGGGGTAATGTTGCTCAGGCTGTAAAAAGCAAGCCCGACATTGCAGCAGGAGAACTTGAAGGATTGGTCGGAGAATTTGTTTTTAATCCTGTTGCCGGAACAAAGCAGTTTTCAATTACGGAACCACTTGAAGTCATGGAAATCGGAACAGGTTTCATGATGATCAAGCGTGAAGTCTTCAAGAAGTTTGAAGACGCATATCCAGAGTATCGTTATAAGCCTGATCATCTTGGCCAAAAGCATTTTGATGGATCGCGATATATCCATGCTTATTTTGACACGATTATTGATCGTGGAGCAAATGCTCCGGGCTCTTCGGAGCGTTATCTATCGGAGGATTATTTCTTCTGTCAGATGTGTCGCAAGTTGAGCATCAAGGTTTGGCTATGCCCTTGGATGAAGACACAGCACGTTGGTACATATGCGTTTACGGGGGATCTTCCAAAGATTGCACAGTACACAGGACGTATATGATCATAGGATTTGTTGGTAATATCGGTAGCGGTAAAGGCACTGCTGGCGATATTCTGATGGAGCGAGGCTTTTTTTGCGAAAGCTTCGCTGCTCCATTGAAGACAATTACATCAAATCTTTTTGGATGGCCAAGACATCTTCTAGAGGGCGATACTCAACAATCGCGCGAGTTTAGGGAAACAAAAGACGAGTGGTGGTCAAGTAGATTTGGAAAAGACATCACTCCTCGTTTGATGCTTCAAATAATAGGAACGGAGTGTATGCGCGATTGCATACACTCGGATTTCTGGGTTGCTTGTTTGGAGAAACGAATAATGGAAAATCAAGATTATGTGATTACTGATGTTCGTTTTCCAAATGAAATAGATTCCATTCATAACATGGGTGGTAAGATCGTTGAAATACAAAGAGGAAAACCTGTTGATTGGTATGTTCATGCTTGCATGTATAATAATGGTGACTCTGGTGTAAAACCAAATGTTCATTATTCCGAGTGGGCATGGATGGGATACAAAACCAACTATACCATAAACAATGATGGATCCATAGAAGATCTTGAAAAAGAAATTGAATTGATGCTTGAGTGCTTGACACCACCAAGATAAAGTGATACTATAATCTTCATATAACCATGGAGTTTTGTTATGAAATTCTCACAAGAGACGATGAACATTTTGAAGAATTTTTCCCAAATCAATCAGGGAATCTTCTTCAAGAAAGGCGATGTGATTTCAACTATCTCGCCACAAAAAAACATTTTGGTTGAAGCCACAGTCAAGGAAAACTTCCCCAAGGACTTTGGTATCTATGATCTTCCAAACTTTCTAAGTGTTCTCTCCCTCAGCAAGGAAGATCCTGAGTTGTCGTTTCACGAAAAGCATTTGACGCTTGTCGGTAATAACGGTCGTGCGACAATCACATATCGTTACACCGATGCATCAATGATCGTCTGTCCACCAGACAAGAAGCTGACAGTTCCTTCATCTACTGTATCTTTTGATCTGACCGAAACCGATCTTGCATGGGTTTCGCGTTGCGCGGCTGTGCTTCAACAGCCAAATGTATCCATTGAAAGTGATGGAGAGAAGGTATATCTTACGACATTTGATTCTACAAATGATGCATCTCATACACAGAAGCTTCATATCACAGATGGTACTGGAGAGACATACAAGTTTGTTCTTCGTACCGAAAATCTAAAGCTTCTCTTCACCGATTATAAGGTAGATGCAACAAAGGGAATTGTCACTTTCTCTGGTAAAAATATGCCAATCAAGTATTGGATTGCAACTGAAAAGACAAAGGAATAAGAAATGTCTACAATTGGAAACAATAGTGGTGTACCAACTCTATCTCCAGAAGAACTAAAAATGGTTGTTGATGCTATAGAGACAATCAATAATAGCATGACTCGTGTTGCGGCTGAACGCGACCTCGTAAAGGATACAGTAAACAAAATTCATGAAGAGACTGGATTTCCTAAGAAACTCTTGCGCCGTATTGCAAGAACGCATTACAATAGATCCTTTGAAATGGATCTACAGGAAAATCGTGACTTTGAAAGCACATACGAAACGATTACAAACAAGAAGTAGTCGTTATCTGCGAGTTCGTTTTCTTAAACGATAAAAATCTAGATACTTTTGTTATTTATACTATGGAGTATTTCTATGATTGAAAAACAAAAGGATACATTTCTCTGGTGCGAATCCTATCGCCCACAAAAAGTTGCAGATTGCATTCTACCAGAAAGCATCAAGAGTGTATTTCAGGAATATGTAAATCAAAAGAACATTCCAAATCTTCTTTTGACAGGTGGACCTGGCGTTGGTAAAACAACTATCGCCAAGGCCATGTGTAATGAAGTTGGTTGCGATTTCATGGTGATCAATGGTTCTGATGAACGTGGTATTGATGTTCTTCGCACCAAGATCAAGACATATGCATCTTCCATGAGTTTTTCTGGCGGAAGAAAAGTCGTCATCATTGATGAAGCAGACTATCTAACACCAGAAGCACAAGCAGCTATGCGAGCTGCCATTGAAGAGTTTGCTTCAAATTGTTCTTTCATCTTTACTTGCAACTACAAGGCTCGTTTGATTGAGGCCATTCATTCACGCTGTTCCGTAATTGAATTCAAGATCAAGAACGGAAACAAGGTGAAGATGGCAGCTGGTTTTCTAAAGAGAATCCAGAATATACTTGATCAAGAAAAGATCAAGTATGACAATGGCGCTCTTGTCCAGATCATTCAAAAGCATTTTCCAGATTATCGTCGTGTATTGAATGAGTTGCAGAGATATGCAGTTCGCGGCGAGATTGATTCTGGAGTGCTTGCACAAGTTGGTGATGTCAATCTCAAGGAACTTATTGGTTTCTTGAAGGAGAAAGATTTTACATCAATGCGTAAGTGGGTTGCATCAAACTCCGATTCTGATCAAAACAAGATCTTTCGTCAAATCTATGATGCGATGTATGATATCATGCAGCCACAGTCTATTCCACAGACTGTAATTGTATTGGCTGATTATCAATACAAGTCAGCTTTTGTTGCTGATCAAGAAATCAATATGGTTGCATGTTTGACAACCATCATGATGGAATGTTCATTCAAATAAACTAGAGAAAAAAATGGATCTATTCAAGGATATTCTACCCTCAATTCAAAAGACAAAAAAGGACTTGTCGGATGAGCCAGACTTTCAAAAGTCGTATAACGCATTTGTGGTCAATCGTGCGCTATCATATCATGTGGATTCTATACTCCACGCCAATGAAATGAATTTGAGGCATGGATTGGACAGAAATCTACAATATCATTTTTATCTAAATACTATAAGATCTATGAGACGCAAGTTTCAGCCGTGGGTCAAAAAAGAGAAGAATGATATTCTGGATGCTATAAAGGAGTACTATCAGTTCTCAAACGCAAAAGCATTAGAGGCCATGCGTCTTCTCTCCACTGATCAGGTTGATCATATAATAACTATAACAAAAAAAGGTGGAGTGGGTAATGTGGAGCGTAGAAGACATGGTGGAGGTGACGCTAAAAGAGCGTGATGACTTCCTAAAAGTCAAGGAAACACTAACCAGAATAGGCGTAGCTTCAAAGAAGGATCAGACCCTCTATCAGTCTTGTCATATTCTTCACAAGCAAGGTAAATACTACATCGCGCATTTCAAGGAGTTATTTGCACTTGATGGTAAGCCGACAAACTTCTCAGAAGGCGATATTGCAAGAAGAAACTCTATTGCAAATCTACTAGCAGAATGGGGTTTGATAGGTATTGTGAAGCCAGAAAAGACTGCAGATCCAGTATCGCATCTAAATCAAATCAAGATATTAGCCTTCAAAGACAAGAATGATTGGCAACTCGTGGCAAAGTATAATATTGGTAAGAAAAAGATTGAAACTGAATAATTGATGGAGTTATGTTATGGCAACAAAGTTGAAGTATTTCAAGCTACATCCTCAAGCATTGGCACCAGTATATTCAACAACTGACGCTGCTTGCTTTGATATCTTCGTATGCACATTTGGCAAGATGGCTTTTGGTGGATACGATGATACTGGAAAGAAGTTTACTCGTCTATTAACGACAGACGGCGGCATAACCATATGCCCAAGAGATCGTGTTCTTGCTCCAACAGGATTGATTTTTGATATTCCTAAGGAATATTCGGTTCGCATTCATCCTCGTTCTGGGTTGTCTCTCAAGGAAGGTCTCACTTTGGCTAATGCCCAAGGTGTAATTGATTTTGATTACATGGAAGAGACATTTGTCATGTTGACAAACATTTCAACAAGAAACATTGTTATTCCTAATATATCAAGAATTTGTCAGGGTGAACTTGTTCGCAACAATAGAGCAATCTTTGAAGAGGCCAAGGTAAGACCAACTCGCGATAATACAAATCGTAAAGGTGGATTTGGTTCTACAGGCACAAAGGTACTTGACAATCCGTCAGCGAATACTATATAATATATACTCTATCGCCATTTTGGGTTAGAGTATTTTCAACTTGCTTAAAAGGAGTTAAAAATGACATTTATCAATCCTAATGGATCTTTTTCATACGGGCGTAATCTACTTCCTTCAACTGTTGGTTTTGATAGGCTTCTATCTACGCTGGATGAAGCACTAAATATCCCCGAGAAGGTACTCACCTCTTATCCTCCATACAATATCGCGAAGATTAGCGAAGACAAGTATGTAATTGAGTTAGCAGTTGCTGGCTTCAAGAGAGAAGAGATTGATATCACTCTTGAGGATAACAAACTGACAATTCAAGGAAATGCAAAGAAAGATGAGGGCGGAAATAAAACTTATTATCATCGTGGCATTGCTCTTCGTAATTTTACCCGTGTATTTACTCTTGCTGATACGGTGATAGTAAGCAACGCCGATCTTGTTGATGGGATGCTTGTAGTTGAACTACATAATGTCATTCCAGAAAGCAAGAAGCCAAGAAAAATTGCCTTGGGCAATCAAAAAGTTCTCGCTTCAGAATAATTTCTGAATAAATAATCACACTTACTTTCAACAATCAACCAGTCACCGCGAATAGAAAATTCGCGGTGACTTTCTATCTAGAAAGGATACTTTGATGGAACAATACTGGGGTTATCACACCATGCTTGATTGCCGCGCTTGTGATATTGAATCAATCAAGAATCATGATAATATCTATAATTTTGCTAAAAGTCTTGTGAATGCAATTGATATGAAAGCTTTTGGAGAACCTCAGATTGTTCATTTTGGTGAAGGAAATAAAGCAGGTTATACACTTGTTCAACTCATTGAAACAAGCAATATCTGTGCTCATTTCTGCAATGATTCGGGTGATGCATACATTGATGTATTCTCTTGCAAACCTTATGATCGTGATATTGTTCGCGACGAGATTATCAAGTTTTTCAAGCCTCGTCAGATTACAGTAAACTACATTGAAAGACAGGCATGAGAGATGAGTGGCGTATCATACATGGGTCGCCATGTTATTGCTGATCTACATGATGTATCGGCTGAAGTTCTTGGCTCAATTGATTTTTGGAAAGAAATCCTAATTGATGGAGCCAAGAAATCGGGTGCTACAGTTCTAAGCGATCACTTTCATCATTTTGGTGAAGGTTATGGTATTACTGGTGTAATTGTATTGGCCGAGAGTCATATTTCAATTCATACATGGCCCGAGAACAATTATGCAGCGATTGATGTATTCATGTGCGGCACTTGCGATCCTGAGGTTGCAATAGATCATATTACAAGCAAGATAAATACTTTTGTCAAGAAAGACTTGATTTATCGTAAGTAATTTGCTATACTACATTTGAGTTTTGGAAATTTATCATGAGATATATTGGATATTCAGTCTCTCGTTGTATACGCGATATTGTCAAGAAGCGTGTCAACGTATACGCAGTAGAAGTCATCATAGGTCGCACCTCAATAGAGAATGAGCAACATGTTGCTGAAGTTGCTCGCGCATATCATAATCTTCCAAAGGATGATTATCGTTCTTGGTATGATTTGGATTATAATGCGTGTCATTCAGTTCTTTTAGAACTATATCGTGACGGTAAATTACATCAGCCAAAATTATTTGGTAAGTATCCTATTCGTATGGATAATCATTGGGGTGTAATCGCACCATTTCCCACGAGTTCATTTTGATGAAAGCTGTTGTAATTATTCCAACAACAGGTGACAACAAAGTCCTACAAGCAATCAAGAGCGTTGAAAATCAAACTTATGCCAATACGAGTTATCTCATCGTTGTTGATGGTAACAAGTTCAAGCATAAGTTTGATGATCTATTTGTAAATTCTGATCCTTATATGCAACCAAAAGATGTTGTGTACCTAAAACACAACACGGGCGCTGATGGATTCTATGGACATCGCATATATGCCGGGTTTTCGCATCTGGTAAACGAGGACATTGTTCTTTTCCTCGATCAGGACAATTGGTTTGAATCAGATCATGTCGAGAAACTAATAAACACAATACAATCAGAAAATCTTGCATGGGCGCATAGTCTTCGCAATATCTATGACAAGGACAATAATTTTCTTTGTCGTGATGATTGTGAGAATCTAGGTAGATGGCCTGTATGGAATGGTCTTGATAATTTTCATGTAGACACATCTGCGTATGCATTTAGACGAGAGTTTCTCATACAAGTTGCATCTTTATGGCACTCTGGTTATGCGGGAGATCGTCGCTTTTTTAATATGGTTAAATCAATACCAAATGCACCATATGGAACGAGTGGCGTATATACATTGAATTATAGGCTTGATGGTAATCCAAATTCCGCATCACCAGAATTTTTTCTACATGGCAACAAGACGATGGAACAAAAATATTA